ATGTGACTTTTTGTGACTTATAATCTCGTCAAGTGATTTTACTTGACAAGGAGGAAACATGGCACGCAAGCAAACAACGAAAACCGCAAAGAAAGAAGCTCCGCAGCTTGTAAAGGTTGCTGACACTTTCGAGATGCCTGCTGTCGCTGATACGGCTCTGCCGGATGCCTTATCGGGTGAGGTGGAAGATTCCGCAGTGCTATCCCTTGCCGATGTCCTTGAACTCGGACGCGGTCAAGATTTCACAATGTATCAGGATAATATATATAGCTCAATAGAACAGTATAAAACCCGCACGGGCTTAACCGATGAAGATATAACACAAGACAAAACAACACGCTTCGCCGGACTTCTCAACAGTATATATAAAGACCTTTTCAGTAATAGTAAATCCCATAAAGAACTTATAAATAATATTAACTTGTTAGATTATATGTATAACTGTTATATAGATTTATGCGCTATATATAGCAAACCCCCAGAAGTTAAAATGTTTTATAGTGCTATGTTAGGTCTTAATGCTGATACCGTTTCATCGTGGAAGTGTAATAGATACAAGAACTTTATATATATAAATATTAAAGAGAATAAAATAATAAATAACAGTATTATGTTAGTTAATAATAATAATATGGTTGAGGGTGTCGATTGGTGTAAGAAGGCAACCTCGGCATTCTCGGATTTAATCAAAAGATGGTATGATTTTTATGAGAGTTTTCTCAGGAGTGCCGGAACGGTCGAGGCTATATTCTTGTTAAAGAGTATGTATCACTATGTCGAAACAGTACCGCAAAGCATAGCGCAGCAGGAAGCTGACCGCATGACATTGAAACAGATTAAGAGTAAATATAGTTGACATAATATATAATTATACGGTGTTTATATCCCTTGTAAAGTTGCACAAAGCCGACAAACCGCGTAAATACAAGGGTTTCAAGGCTTTAAGGCTTGTAAGAATGTTTATAATTTATTCGTACAACTTAGGTTTCACGCATAAATATATAATGTGGTTGTGATTTACCGTCAAATTGCACAACAAATCACTGTTAGGGGTGGAGGGGTTGAGGTCTTTCGTCAGACCGCCTTGTTACCCCTCCAAACAACCGCAAGAACAAAAGGAGCTATATATAATACTTATACCACAATACATATAAGGAAATATATAACATTAGTGTAACTGTAAGAATAATAGGGTTTATGTAAAATAATGACACTGTGTATAGGGTATATATACACCTGATAGGTATATATTAACCAGAACAATACTGAGTAATTAAATCACTTTAGGACGCTAATATAAGGGATTAACTTAACCCATCACATAAGTTAGATATATCCCCTATATATAGTGAGTAAATATACAGTTAAACTTAGATAAGTGATACATATAATTGTTATATGGAGTTAGTAACCATATAGAACAGTATTAAATAATAGCGAGGAGCATCGGAATTATGGCTGAAGCAGTGATGATATTCCTGAATACGTTGTGTTTAGCACTAAACATTTTCTTTGGTGTCGGCGTGTATCTATGTGTGCCGGAAAACACATCAAAAAAAGCATTGGTGATAGTGATTACATACGCGGGGCTAAATATCGTGTGTGTGCTCCTGAACATATTAACATAGCTGTTAACTGTCAATCTTTATTGACTTTCTTATACCTCCAACATTGGCGCGTGATGGTGCAAGGTAGCACGGAGGCAATTCCCACCTCAAATGCCGGCATCGAAGCCGGCTCACGCCTCGTCCATCCCCATAGGACAGCACCTCTGTAAGAACATGCGAGCTGGTGGCTCTACCATCGTGGTATTCGCGTTCGATTCGTGAAGCATGTTTACAACATCTTTCCATACTTGATACTCCTTACATTTGATTCTCGGTGCGGTCACGATAGAGGTTCATAAGCCTTTATTACGCCGTTCAACTCGGTGTCGAGAATATATGATTACATTAGACACAAAAAACATATTAAACAAAATAGCAAAGGTAGTTAAACTCAAAGGGCTTGACTTAGAGAAGGCAAAAGACCTGTTAGATGCGGCTTATGCGGTGGCTGTCGAGGAAAAAGACCGCGATTACGCCTTAAAGGTTATTGATTACATCAAAGAGATAGCGACCTACACGATAAAAAAGACTGAGGATGAGGAGATAGCTTCACAGCTTGACAATTTTTTGCAATATACACTCCCTCGGAGCATGGCATATTGGGATTTTGATACATATCTGTTGTTTATCGAGCGAAAAAGACCGAAAACACGGCGATTTTACGAGCCGAGGCGAAAATGTCTGCTACGGAGTGGTGTTATTCAAGCTTTACAAGACCTTGAGGATGATAAACTTGACATTATCAGTATATCAATGCCTCCCGGAACAGGTAAAACCTCGATTGAAAAGTTTTTTGCAACATGGGTAATCGGGCGGCACATAGACGATTATTCGCTGTTTTACAGTCACTCAGACGATATAGTGCGGATGTTCTATGACGGCATTATGGAGATATGCACGGGTGCTGAGTATGGCTTTTTAGAAGTTTTCCCATATGCACGGCTCGAAAGCAAGGACGCAAAGCGCGAAATTATCAATTTTGGCGAGCATAAATCGTTTGCAAGTATTCAATGTTCCTCCGTTGGTGCGAAAAATGCCGGAAAAGTGCGTTGTAACCGCTATTTATACTGCGATGACCTTATCGGTAGCATAAACGAGGCACTAAACAAGCCGTATCTTGATAAATTGTGGAACACATACGGCACGGACGCAAGACAGCGAAAAATGGACGGTTGCAAAGAGATACACATTGCTACACGTTGGAGTGTTCACGATGTTATCGGACGGCTTCAAAAGATTTATGAGGGAGATAAACGCACACGGTTTATAGCAATTCCCGATATTGACGAACAGACGGGCAAAAGCAACTTTAAGTATGACAGAGAGGGCTTTACGGTAGCATTTTTTGAATCGCAGCAAGCCGTTATGGACGATATAACATATCGTTGCTTGTATAAACAGCAACCTGTCGAGCGTGAGGGTATTTTGGTACATGAGGACGATTTACGAACTTATGTAACGCTTCCTGAAGGCGAGCCTGATGCGGTACTGTCGGTTGTTGATACGAAAAATAAAGGCTCAGACTACTTCTTTCAGCCGATTATGTATCAATACGGCAAGGATTATTATTTTGTGGATTGCATCTGCTCCAACAGTGCGGACTACAACATACAATACGATATGTCGGCAAAGTACATAGTTGAACATAAAGTTAAAAAATGTCAGTTTGAGAGCAATTCAGGCGGTGACAGAGTAGCACTTGAAGTTTCAAAACGCGTTAAGGCTATGAATTGGGCTTGCAACATAACAACGAAGTTTACAACGCAGAACAAGGAAACGAAAATCATCGTCAATATGCCGTGGGTTTTGCAAAATGTCTTGTTTAAGGACAAAAGCCTATACAAGCCGAAATCCGATTACGGTGTGGCGATGAAGTATTTACTGAGTTATTCACAAAATGCAAAAAATGAACATGATGATGTGCCGGACGGCTTAACACAGTTTGCGTTATTTGTTGAAACGGGTATGCCCGTTGCGGTGCGTGTAGTGAATAGTCCGTTTTAGGAGGGGAAAATGAAATACACAATCAAACACAACGGCTCAAAGTGGGTTATAAACGCTTACGGGCAAAGCTCAATGTCTATATCAAAAGACGGTGCTGAGATTATGCACACGGCTAATAGAGCATTAAAAGGACTGACGAAAGAAAACCTAAAAGAATACCTAATGAATTTTATTGAGGGCTGGGAAGAGCGGGTGACGGAATAGCAATGACACAAGATGAGAAGATAGACCGTATAAACAAACTGAAATCGTACATAAAACAGTATGAACTTTTCTTGTTTTTTGTGAATGAGTTGTGGTATCCAACTTGTAAACATTTCAGGCTTGTTATCCCTAAAAGAAAAGTTACAAGATACGAAAAACTTATGTGTTTTGAAACTTCAAACTGCTGTGAATGGAAAAGAATTGAATTAGAGAACGGCACAGCCGAGAAAATCAAAAACCTGTTGCAAGACGAAATCAACCGCTTGCAAGCGGAATTAGATTCATATATAGGAGGACGATAAAATGACATATTTTGACCCGAACATTTATCATTACAAGTACCTGGAGAGAGAGGATAAAGAGTTTATCCGCGGTATGTGGGCGATGTTTGATGTAGTAGTCCGAAATCATCTGAAGTGCGATATTATGGACGAACTCCGCAAGCGAGGATGCTTTACAGGAATGACCGTTGATGAGTTTTTCGATGACTTAGAACAGAACGCATCAGAGGCGGCTCATAACTATATTGTGAGTGCGCTTGATAACTATGTCGGTGATGATATGGGCGAAGAGGAAAACAGATGCAATGCGATAGATAAGGCACAAGACGAACTCGGAGAGATACGCGACAACGATATCCTGTTTGCTTATGACGGTGACGAGATATGCAGCATCGAAGATGCGGGAACAGATATAAAGGGTAATACCGTAAAACCGTATATTGTAAGAATAGACAAGGAGTAAGAATGACCGCAAAAGAATATCTGTTAGAGATAAAGAGGCTTGACCGCGTGATAGCAGAAAGACGGATGCAAGCCGAGGAAATCAGTTATATTAGAGCACAAGACACAACGCGAGAGAAAGTTGATACCTCCCCGCGTGGTGATGCGCTTGAAAAGTTGGCGATAAAAGAACTGTCGATAGATGTTAACTCGGCTATTGATGACTATATGACGGTCAAGAATGTTATCATCGGACAGATAGAACGGCTCGGAAATGCTGTTTATCAAAACATACTGTATGATGTGTATGTTCACGGCATGAGGCTTGAAGAAGTGGCGGTGAAGGAGAATTATAGTCACGGCTATGTTAAAAATATGCACATAGTAGCTCTTAAAGCGTTTCAGTCACGCTATAAGAGAGAAATACAGGCATATTGTGACTTAATGTGACTTAATTTTAATAAAAATGCTTGACATTTCATAAAAGTTGTGACTTTTTCTTACCTTTTATTGTGTTATAGTGCAAAATAGGAATAAGTGTAAACTGAACGGCGAGATTTTATCCCGCCGTTTTTATTTTTAACCTATGTGTCAAGTAAAAATACTTGACAAGGAGATTGTATGTCTGATTCAAGTGCAACAATTACATACAATATGCCCGAACTGAGAGGGCGCAAGCGGATATATACCGATGCTGAGTACCTCGATGAGAGCAATATCCCGCAGTTAATGCCTGATTTTATGATGATACATATGCAAAATGTATCAAATATGCTCTATCTCATAAAGTTTGACAAGGGGTATCAGCCTTTAGTCCGTAAAAAGACGGTGCGGAGCGATATTAATATTGAATCCGTGGCAAACATAGCAAACGAGATAACAGAATTTAAGCTCGGCTATGTATGGGGGAATCCCGTTGCAAACGTGCAGAAATCGGACAGTTTACCGATAGGCAGTGATAAGAAGGCTGATAACACGGCTATATCGCAGCTTAATGATTTTTATTATGCGGAGCACTCCGAGAGCAAAGACCAAGAGTTAGCGCGGTTTGTTGAAATCTGCGGAATTGGTTATCAATACATAGATATAAAGCGTGATTATGTTGATGGTGATAGTCCGTTTGACCTTATCACACTTAATCCGTTGTTTACGTTCTGCGTGTATAGTTCAGATATAGGGCATCGCAAACTTGCGGCGGTAACATATACCGAGCGCAGAGATATGACACGCTTTTACACTGTTATAACACCTCATAGAGTTTACCGCTACGATACGGCATGGCATCTTGTTAATGGCAAATCAAACGGCACGCTTGACTATATCGAGGCGAAACGGAGCGGCGAAGTAAATCCGTTTGGGTGTGTCAATGTAGTTGAGTTTAATCGTTCTTGTGACCGTACAGGATGTTTTGAGCGACAGGTTAAAGAACTTAATGCCCTTAACGTGCTTGCGTCAGACCTATGCAACGATGTTGCACAGAATACTCAGGCTATTTGGTGGGGTAATGACATTGAACTCGGCACAGACGAGGACGGCAATGTTGAAGGTGTAAAGGGCGGTCAATGGATATTGACGCGTACAAACGGTGGAGGACAGAAGCCTGATATTAAATCTCTCACTCTTAGCTATGATTATACGGGTGTTATTGAGAATATAACTACCACACACGATTATATACTTGAGAGGGCATTTGTACCGAAGCAATCAGACCCCGGCGGTGGTAGTACGGGAACGGCAATGAGTATGTCGAGCGGTTGGCTTGCGGCTGAAATGGTGGCTTGCAAGGAAACAACCGTATTAAAGCAGAGTTTTCAGGAGAGAAACAAGTTAGCACTTATTGCTATAAAGAAAAGCCCCGACATATCTCAGGATTTAGAGGTGCTTAATCTTACGGCTAATGACATTGAAATACGTTTCCCTCGGCAGAAAACATTTGATATGGCAACGAAGGTTAATTCGCTTGCCACAATGCTTAATTCTATGGTTAATCCGAGGGTTGCTATGGAAACAGTCGATTTATTCCCTGATTTAGCGGAGGCGGTTGCGTCATCCATAGACAACATGGAAAAACTGCAAACAAAAATGCTGTCAGAGGATAAAGCCGAAGATAATGTCGAGGAAAAGACCGCAGAGGAATGGCTGACAGATACGGAGATACCTCTTACAACCGAGGTAAACGATGACCGCACGATGCAAGATAGCTCAGACCAAAATGCGAATAGTCCGGCATCTGACATATAAAGGCGGTGCGTTATGAACACTACACAGTATTTTGACGAGATGTATATAATGCAGACCGATAAGGACAGACGGACGGCTATGGCATCCGAAATGTCGGCACAGTTAAAAGAACGCTTTAACGATATACAGACGAGTGAAACAAAAGATATAACGGCTATTGAGGAAATCTTGATAGCCGTTTTTATATATATCCTGTTCAAGTATTTCAGTATTACAGACGATGTAAAGCCGTATGTACTCGGCTACACAAACAAGCTCGATATTGATAAAAACTCAAAACAGCTTGTCGATATAGTCAAGGGCAACCTCTATGACATATCCAACACAACGGCTGAACAGTTTGATAAGGCTTATACCTTCTCGGACGAAAGAGCCGATACAATCGCCGTAAATGAAACAAACATTCTCGTAAATACCGAAACACAGCAGATAGCTCTTGAAATGGGTTATACACATCATAAGTGGGTAACAATGGAGGATGAGCGCGTGCGAAAAACACACAAGCACGCCAACGGACAGATAAAACCGATAAACAAGCCCTTTACGGTTGGCAAATACAAGCTTATGTACCCGATGGACGAATCACTCGGAGCGGGCGCAGAGGAAATTGTTAATTGCCGCTGTGTTGAGGTTTTCTTGAATGAAAATGATGTGTCAAGTGAAAATACTTGACACGCTTTTTATATATGGGCAGAGAAGCCCTTAATCGCACATACACAGGCAGAGAAGCCTTAAATCGCAGAAAGGAAGGTATCACCATGTCAGATACGAACACAGAGAACACACAGACATCCGAGGCAACCGCAACAACCGAAGCAAAGACACAGCCCACGGCTGAAGCAAAGACCGAGGAAAAGGTATCAATCGAAGAGCAGAATCAGCAGCTCCGCATCGAACTTGCAAAGCTCAAGAAGTCAGTTGATAAGGCATCATCCGAAGCGGCTTCTTATAAGAAACAGCTCAGAGCAAAGCAGAGCGAGGACGAGATTGCGGCACAGGAAAAGGCTGAGAAGGAAGCCGAGCGACAGGCTGAGCTTGAATCACTCAAGAAGGAAAACACAGTCAATAAGCTTGTTAAGAACTTCATAAAACTCGGATATACCGAGGAAATGGCTGAGAAGGCTGCGGAGGCTCAGTACGATAACGATACCGAGGAAATATTCAGAATACAGAGCGAACATCAGGCACTAATGCTCAAGCAGAAGGAAGCTGAATGGATTAAGTCAAGACCGAGCATTGCAAGCGGTAGCGGCGAAGATGCAGAAGGCATAGACCCCGGCATTGCGGCATTTAAGTCTGTATTCGGTATGAAGTAAAAATTTATTACAAGGAGGACAAACAAATGTCAATGACATACGCAGAGAAGTATTCGCCTTTTGTTGATGAGGCATTTGCGCTCGGCTCTCTTACCGATGCGCTTTTTGGAAACGCTTATGATTTTATCGGCGTTGAAACTGTAAAGGTATTCTCATACCCGACAGCTACAATGAACGATTACAAGACCACGGGAACAGACAGATACGGCACTCCCGAGGATTTAGCTAATGAAGTACAGGAGATGAAGCTCTCTAAGGATAGAGCATTTACTGTTATCGTTGATAAGAAGGACAACACCGACACTGAGTTTACGGCTGACGGCGCAATCGTTCTTGCAAGACAGGTTAGAGATGTAATCATTCCCGAGGTTGATACATACAGAATCAACTCACTTGTATCAGCAGCTCAGGAAGCAAACATCATCACGGGTACGGTATCGAAGGATAATGCTTATGAGCTTTTCCTCACCGCACAGGCAGCCGTATCAGATGCAAAGACACCTATCGGCGGTAGAGTGGCAATCATCACTCCGGCATTTTATAGCTACATCAAGCTTGACCCGTCCTTTACAAAGTACGGTGATAAGGCAACGGATATCGCTCTTAACGGTCAGGTTGGTTGGATTGACAGTGTACCTATCATCGTTGCTCCTAAGACCTACTTCCCTGACGGTGTATCGGTTGTTATCACACATCCCGAGGCTGGTGTTTCACCTATTAAGCTTGCAGAGTACAAGGTACACGATGATGCTCCCGGCATCTCAGGCTGGCTTGTTGAAGGTCGTGTAAGATACGATGCGTTTGTACTTAACAAGAAGGTTGGAGCAATCGGTGTTGTAAAGGCATCTGCATAATTGCGGAGGTGAGCAACCATGAAGATACTCACTAAAGGCAAGGTAACTATGAATGTAGACGATGCATTTGTAGATAAGTACAAGGCTAACGGTTGGAGCGAAACCGCAAAGACCGAGCCGAAGGTTGAGGCTACACATACGGCGGAGGTTAAGACTGAAGCCGTTGAGCCTACAACCGAGGCGAAGCCGAGAAAGTACAGAAAGGCAAAGTAATAATGGCTGATGACAAGACAAAAACGGCGGTTATCGAGGGATTAGATACCGTGATAACTGAAGTAAAAGAACTTGTCGAGGCATACGGTGTCACGCCAACTGCATTATCAATCGCAACGGCAATCGAGATGTTTATTGATATAAGGAATTATCCGAGTAGTTATACAGATGCTATGAAGATTACAGACCTCGGAAATCATATAAACAAAATCGCAATGGCTGTTGTTGAGATAGGACAGAAAGAAGGCATGGAGAATGAAACTGCACACAGCGAGAACGGATATTCATTATCGTTTTCAGAAAGACCGCTTGCATATAAGACGGTTGTGTGCATAGCTAACGTAATCTAAAAGCGGTGTATCGCACGCATAGGATTACGGCATGGCGTGGTGCTTATGCGTAGGGCAAGGGTGGATGTTTTATGCGACAGATTACAAAGAGAAATGCAAAATCGTTAATGCAAACCATGTACTACGCATTATACGAAGGTAAGACACTTGATACTGAGGAGCTTGAAAGCACGATAAGTTATAGCGAGCCTGTATCGTTTGAGGGTTGTTTGAATGCCGGAAACGCAAGCGCGGACGAACAACCATTCGGAACAGATGTAAAGTATGACCGAATAATCACAACGAGGGATATTGACATACCTATTGACGAGCATTCGCTTATATGGGTTGATGCTGATACCACAAGCGAGCATGACTATATCGTTGCTGCGCCTCCTCTTAAAAGCATAAACGCGGTGCGTATTGCTATACGAAGGGTTGTGGACGATGAATGAAAAATATTTCAGTACCGTTTACAGTCAAGGGCATAGAAGATGCAATACGGCAAGTTGAGGAATATCGGAACGAGCTAAATCGTAAAGTTGAAATCTATTGTGAAAGATTAGCTCTTGCGGGAGAGATTGTCGCAAGAGCAAGAATCGGGCAAAGTGCATACGGCAATATGATTACACTTCAAAGCACTCACACGGCAACGGAAATGGGCGCACAGGCTATCCTGATTGCATCCGGCACAGTTGTTGAGAGTGCGACAGGCGAAGATGTAAACACGCTTTTAATGGTTGAGTTTGGAGCAGGTATCAGATACAACGCAACGGCGAATCCAAAAGCGGCTGAGTTTGGTATGGGTGTTGGTACATTTCCCGGACAGACACACGCATTTGACCCGAACGGTTGGTATTACAAAGACGAAAACGGCGAATGGCATCATAGTTACGGTGTAAGAGCAACAATGCCTATGTATCAAGCATCGCAAGAAATCATACAAAGATATATGGAGATTGCAAGAGAGGTATTCGGCTGATGTTGTCAGTTAGAACGAAAGTAAACAAGACGCTTTATGACGGCTTGATTGCTGATTTTCCAAAACTAAATATGACAAGTGTTAGTCAGATAGTGCCGACACAGTTTCCAACACTTAATGTTAATTCACTCGGAGAAATACAGACTGCGGATGACCTCGAAATGACCGAGCAAAACGCGATATATTCAACGATTGAATTAAAAGCATATAGCAACACTAAACTGAGTGAAGCACGAAACATACTTGATAAGGCGGGCGATATTATGTTGTCAATGCATTATCAGTTAACTATGGGAGTTGAAGTTTTGCAAGATTCAGCCCCTTTTTGTGTTGTGGCTCGGTTTAGGCGTTTTATCGGTAGTAACGATAGTATTTTTGATTAAAACAAGGAGGAATTTAAAATGGCAGTTTCAACCATAGGAACAGTGCTCAAGTTTGGCACAAGTACAGACAGCCTCACAAAGCTGACAAGAATTAAGAGCTATCCTGACCTTCTCGGCGCACCTGATACCATAGAGGTAACAGACCTTGAAGATGAGCAGCAGACATTTGTACCCGGTGTTAGAAGCTCCGATAATATGGAGTTTACCGCAAACTATACTCTTGAAGAGTACACAGCACTTGCGGCAAACGAGGGAACAGACGGATATTTTCAGGTTGAGTTTGGAGAGGACGGCAAGGACGGCATTTTTAGGTGGAAGGGTGTTTACTATGTTACCATCAATGCGGGTGATGTAAATGCAGCTCGTGAGATGACAATAGTTGTTACACCTTCTTCAAAGCCTGAACTTGTATCAAGCTCAAGCTCTTCTGATTCAGACGGCTAATCTATAATAGCAACATTCAACGGGGCGTGTCTTAACGGATGCGCCCTTATTTTTGTATAACAAAAAGGAGAAGTAAACCATGCTAACACTTCACATAAACGATAAAGATTATCACATTGAATTTACATTTGAGGCGGCACTCTCAGATTGTGTCAATAAGGCGTTTGATATATTCAGCGGTGCAAATCAGATAAGGGCTTTACAGTCGGTTGTATCGAAGGGCAAATCTGAGGATAGCGAGGAAGCACAGATGGCTCTGATTGACAACCTTATATCCGATGTTTGCGCAACGGGTAGAGATGCGGTTGAGTTTCTTTATTACGGACTTATGGAGCATCACGGCATAGACGGTGACGAAACACAGGACATAACCTCGTTTGAGGATGCAAGAAGGCTTTATAAGGCGTTCTGCAAGCAGAATCCCGATGACACACTTACAGCTCCTGTTGAGCTTTTTAAGGCACTCAGAAACGAGATGGAGGAGGGCGGTTTTTTCAACCGTATCGGTCTGACGGAGTTTCTCGAAAGTCAGGAGCAGACAACGGAGAAGATAGTCAAGACACAAGACCACAAGAAGAGTACAAAGACCTCAAAGAAATAATACTGAAAAACATTTTGCCAAACGCACTTGCAATCGGAATTGACTATAAATTGTTTTGGCATCTTAATCCTACAAAACTAAAGCCGTTTAGAGAAGCATACAAGATACAAACACGGCTACACCGTGAGGAGCTTGAGGCATTAGCATACGGCATCGGGGTTTATACGGCTCGGGCGGTGGCTCTTATCGGTGGCAAATCAAAGTTTCCTGATAAGCCCCTCGGTTTCTTTGGTACTGAGGAATTAAAGAACGAAGGACAACAGGGATTTACGGATGCAGAGAAATTTAATATGTGGGCGATGCAATACGGCAAATCTCACAACGAACTAACAAAAAGCGGTTGGGATAACTGACGCACTACAAGGCGATTTAAGGCGATTTAGACCGTTTATGTATATTTCCTCGATAAAATGATTACAAGGGCTTAAAACGGCAAATAGGACGGTTAGAGAGGGTTTTATTTATGGCAACAGATATAGATGCATTACAAATACGAATAAATGCAAGCGCGGCGGGTGCAAATAAGCAGCTCGATAAACTTACAAGCAATCTAAGTGCGCTTAAAGCCTCCCTCTCGGGCATTTCTGCGGGTAGTGGAGATTTAACAAAGTTATCAGCATCACTCGGCACGTTTGCGAGTGCGATGACAAAACTAAATTCAAGCGCAAACAAGACTGCGGATTATACAAGGCTGACAAAGAACCTTAATTCGCTCGGCAATATTGATGTTAGCAAAGTAAACACATTTGCAAGACAGCTCGAAGTGGCGGCAAAACATCTTAGCAGCTTATCGTCACTTAATAGCTCCGTACAACCTATGACGGAACTTGCATCTGCTATGGGTAGCCTTGGAAGTGCTAAAGTATCGAAAGCAACCGAGCAGATACCGAAACTTACATCAGCACTTAATGATATGCTCAACACTCTGTCACGCGCTCCGCAAGTATCACAAGGCACGATTGACCTCGTAAATGCTATATCAAACCTTGCATCGCAAGGCTCGAAGGTAAAGAGTGCGACAGAGGCTATGTCAAGCGCGGGCGCATCGAATCTGTCGAGCACACTAAAAAGCGGTGTATCGGAAGCACTTAGCAAGACAGGAACGAACTTAAAGAAATTTGGCTCAAGCCTTAAAAACACTTTTAACTCGATAAGAGGCGGTGTAGCAAAGGTAAAGAGCTTCAATCTGTCTTTACAGAGTTTAGCCGTAACTGTCGGTAAACTCACGGCGGCTCTGTGGATTGTGCGGCGCGCTTTTAGTGCTATCGGCGGTGCTTACGAACAGGCAACGGACTTTATCGAAACGGCTCACTATTGGGGCGCGACACTTGAAACCGTACAGGAATCATGGAAGGGCGATTATGAGCGGTGGGGAGCGGATAACGCCGAGGCGTACGCTGAGAGTTTTGCAAGAGAATTACAAGACCTCACAAAAGATATGACAGGTTACTCCTTTGATGTAGAAGGTAATTTGAATTATGACGGTGGGGGGTTAGGACTTGACATTGACGCAACAGCCGATTATCAGGCATCTGTGTTAGCTCTTGCAAATTCAATTGGCTTGTGCGGTGAATCAGCCGTAAATATGGCTCGTGGACTGTCGATGATAGCTGCGGACGCATCATCCTTCCGTAATGTTGACCTCGAAACGGCTATGCAAAGCCTGTATTCAGGTATGATAGGACAGTCAAGGGCATTGTATAAATACGGTATTGATATCACTCAGGCGGGATTAGCGGAAACGGCTCTTGCATACGGTATTGACAAATCCGTGGCATCTATGACGCAAGCCGAGAAGGCGCAGCTCAGATACCTTGCAATACTTGAAGGCTTTAAGAATCAGGGTGCGTGGGCAGACCTTGCGGCAACAATAAATACTCCGGCAAATCAGCTTAGAGTTTTACAACAGAGATTTAAGAACTTGGCAACAACTATTGGTAGCCTTGTGCTCCCTATTGTTGCTAAAGTTTTGCCCTATGTCAATGCGCTTGTATCGGCTTTACAGGAACTTGTATCATGGCTTGCGGGTATTCTTGGCATAGACATGAGTGAGTTTTCAGTTGGTGGTAGTGCGGTTGATAGTTACGCGGACGGCATCGAAGATGCGGTTGACGCAACGGATGACCTCACAGACGCAACAGGCAAGGCAACAGATGCGGCTGAGAAGTACAAAGCAACCATAATGGGCTATGACGAGCTTAATGTTATGAATGAGCCTGATGAGGACAGTGGCTCAAGCGGTGGCAGTTCAGGTGTTGGTGGCTCGGGTGATTTAATAGACCTGTCGGCAGAGATAGCAGACCTCACAGAGCAATTACAGGCGGCATGGGATGCTCAAATGAAGGAAACAGAGGACTTATTAGCCGAGTTTAAACAGCTTGTTATTGACGCTTTTAAAAGCGGCGATTGGAAGCCTGTCGGCACTTGGATAAGTGAAGGCTTGACAGATGCTCTTAACAGTATCCCGTGGGCTAATGTATTTCAAGCAGCATCTACTTTTGGCACAGGACTCGCAACATTTCTGAACGGACTTATAACCCCTGATTTATTTAATGCAGTCGGTAAAACCATCGCTAATAAGTGGAATACGGTTATATACACAGCCCTTGCATTTGGTGAGGAGTTTGAATGGAATAACCTCGGGAACAGCATCGCAGCAGGTATCAATGGTTACTTTTTGACATATGATTTCATGGCACTTAGTAACACGTTATCAACATGGTTAAACGGTATTTTTGAAACATTAAAGACACTTGCTAATAATATCAAGTGGGGTGAAATTGCAACAAAGATATCAACATCATTTACAATGTTTTTCCAAACCACAAAATGGGATGATATCGGCGAAACCATAGCAATTTGGGCTAACAAACTAATTGAGGCTATTAGCACATTCTTTGGTAAAGAAACATTTGGCGCAACACCTCTTAAAAGTGTAGTCACTGCGATAGCCGATATGATAGCTGGATTTTTTAATACCTTTGATTGGAACGATGCTGCGGAGGCTTTCAACAAGTTTGCAAGTGATTTCTGGGGGGCTTTAAAATCAGCACTGGATGTATTCTTTAAAAACCATACGCTTGCAGATATATTGACAGGTTTGTTTGATTTCGCATCAGGACTTGATATAGGCTCTATATCACTTATCGCAACGGCAGTGACTATATCACTCGTGAATACATCAATATCCATTGTCGGAGGCATTGCAAAAAGTGTTATTGTAGAGGCTATATCGGGTAAGATAGCAAGTGCTCTCACAAGCGGAAACATAACCGCCTCTTTTTCGAGTGCATCGGGCTTGCTATTGAAATTTGCGGGTAAATTAGCCCTTGTGATAGCATCGTTTACTATCGGCTGGAAAATCGGAAACTTCCTTGCTGAAAAAGCCTCCGGCGAAGATATCGATATGGGTATTACGGAGCAGATAAAAGAAATCATAAACGGTTTCTTTGGTGAAAATAAGGTTGAATTTGACTTAATGGATTTTATCGAGTTTTCGTTTGGTGAGGATGGCTTCTATAAGGAGTGGAACGATTTTTGGGGCGATATCGGAGAGTGGGTATATAACTACTATCACGATGAGTTTGGCAACAATATTCTTCTCGGACTTTTTGAAGGCTTGAAAGATAAAATCGATGATTATTACGATTGGGTCGCAGATATCATTGAAAAGATTGTAAATTGGTTTAAGGAACTTTTGGGTATCCACAGTCCTTCAACTGTATTTAAGGAGATAGGCGAAAACCTTATACTGGGGCTTATAAACGGTATTAAATCTAAATTCAAGAGTATTAAGAAGCAATGGCAGAAGGTAAAAGGACTTTTTGATGACATAAAAGCAAAGATAACCGCGGTTATAACAACAAAAGTGTCGGAAATAAAGAGCAAATGGAAACTGCTTACTAAAAATATTGAGGACAAAGTTGTTGAGATTAAGGC